AGGTACACGGATAAGGACGAAAGCGAGTTGGTTAAATTATCTAACCCAGATTGGAAATTCTTAAACGTTTTTTCGGCAATGAACAGAAAACAATTTATTAAATACAGGTAAACATGAATAATACGTATATTTCAACGTATCAAACAAAACAGAAAAATGACAGGCTGTCGGATATTATTTACATGGTAGAAAAAGAACAGCAGTTGATTACATACAAGCGAGTCGGTTGCGTCAATACAGCGGATTTAGACGAGGCTTACGCGGAGTTAAAGACTAAGTACAATAACCCAATATTCAAGGTTCACACGGTATTTGTATGAAATTTGTTAAAAAAACGAAATATTACACAGGCACGGTGTACGAGTGGAATTTGCCAACGGGTTTTACTTGTCCATTTGCGGAGCAATGTTTGGTAAAGGTTGACCGCCAAACAGGCAAGATGGACAATAAGAGCGACCAATACAGATGTTACGCCAGTAGCGCGGAAAGGTTCCCAGCGGTTCGGGAACATAGATGGAAAAATTTCGAGTACGTGAAAGCGGGCGGGGTTCCAATAGTCCCGCAAAAAGCAAAAGCGGTTCGCATACATTCGGCAGGCGATTTTTTTAACCAGAGTTATTTTGACACTTGGTTAACGGTTTGCAGGAATAACTCGCGAGTCGAATTTTGGGCGTATACAAAGAGCGTTCGGTATTGGGTCAATAGGTTACACCAGATACCAGATAACCTCGTTTTGACGGCGTCTTACGGCGGGAGAGAGGATTATTTGATTGAGGAGCATGAGTTAAAAAATGTGATTATTGTAAAATCGGTAGAGGAGGCAAACGGCAGACCAATAGACACGAACGACGACTTGGCAAGGGTTCCTAAATTGAATTTTGCATTATTGGATAACTTTGTTTGACAAACCGCATGAATTGAAAAATTTGCTATATTCCACAATCAAACAAGGGCAAAATGAATGATATAGTGGATATTGCGAAGGTATTAGGTACGGCGTTTAGCGCGATGGCAATTAGCGTAACGGACTTGTCAGAAATTATGCAGGTTAGCCAGTTAATAGAGCAATTGTTACAGATAGGGTTATTGATTGGCTCTATTATCTATATAACACACAAGATACATGACATACGGAAACAAAAAGAAGATAGGGCGATTGACCATTGAAGCCGAGAGGCTGTCAAAAGACCCAAAAAACAAGGAATTTCGTACATATAGCGTCAAACCAGTGCGGTACAGTTGGAGGGTTCGGATACGGGCAAAACTTTATTACGCATCGCGAGTTTTTAAATTGATTCGGAAGCATCCGAGAGCAACACTAACCCTAATTAAAATGTTTATGAAAGTAAAAGGAAACCAAGTTTCAACGAGGGTCGGAATATCATTTTTGATAACGGTACTTGGGTTGTTTGGGGTCAATGTAGACCCAGAATTTTTTGCGGGACAAGTAGGTTCTTTGATTGAGGGCGGAATGCTTGTTATTGGAGCGGTAACGTCGTTGTACGCGATATTTAAAGATGAGGAAAAAAGTAAAGAAAAAGAGGAGTCGGCGGATGAATAAATACCAATACGTAGATATTCTGTTGACTGTTTCTGCGGTATGGTACGCGAGTAAATACAGAAATTAGTATATTTACAGCGTTTCATAGGTTTTTCGTTTAAGGCGGTATTGTGGTATGACAGCCACAATATCGAGTATCTTTCCTAACCCACACACAGGTATAACAGGTTCGTTGGACGCGGGCTTGTTATTTTACATAAACAAAATCGTAATAGATGGAATCGAGCAAAAAGGGTAACGATGTTGTGGTTTTGCGAGGTATAAATAAGTCGATAGATTTGTTTATTTGCTCGGACGTACATTACGATTCTTTAAAGTGCGACAGAGAATCATTCAAGGTTCATTTAGACCAGATAAAAGAAAAAAACGGAAAGGTTGTTATAGTGGGAGATTTGTTTGATGTGATGGGATGCTATAGAGACCCACGGAGCAAGTTTGCGGATATTGACCCAAAATATATTGTGCGGGGTCGCTCTTATTTGGATTTGGTATTAGAGGACGTATACGAGTTCTTGAAACCATACAGGGACAATATATTGCTAATATCTTACGGTAACCATGAAACGGCGATATTGAAGCATAGGGATACGGACATTGTGGACAGGTTGGTTTATATGCTTAATCAAGACAGCACGTTTGAGACGCAAAAAGGAGCATACGCGGGTTGGTTGATGTTGATAATTTACCAAAGCCATAGTAGCGCAAAGCGGTGCAGTTTCAGAATAGCGTATCACCACGGTAAGGGAGGGAACGCAAAGCGCTCAAAGGGTATTTTATATTCGCAGATGGACGCAATGGAATATCCAGATGCTAACATGATTGTAAGCGGACACGACCACAATAAATTGTACGACCCAAGCAACGTTCGGCGGAGATTGAATTGGAATAAATCAATCTTTACTTACAAAGATTCGGTACATTGGTTAAAGACGGGCAGTTACAAAAAGAGTTCGGACGATTTCGGTTGGGAGGTTGAAAAGGGTTTTACGCCAAAACGTTTGGGCGGGTGGTTTGTCAATTTAACGGCGAGCGTAGTGGAGATGAGGGACGAAGACAGGAGAATATCAAAAAGTGTAATTACGCCAACAGTTACAGAGGCGGTACCAGTAAATTTCTAAACCATAGGGTTGATGAATATTGTCGAAAAAAAGGTTGAGGAGTTGATAAGCGCGGAATATAACCCACGCCAGATAAGCGAAAAACAGTTATTGGATTTAAAAAAGAGTTTGGACAAGTTCGGTTTGGTGGAACCAATTGTCGTAAATGTAAATCCAGAGCGATATAATATTGTGGTCGGGGGACACCAACGGTTGAGGGTTGTAAAAGATTTGGGTTTTCGGGAGGTGCCATGCGTTGAGGTAAATCTTACGGTTGAGCGAGAACGTGAGTTGAATATCAGGCTAAATAAAAATACGGGCGCTTGGGATTGGGACATTTTGGCGAATTTATTTGAGGTAGACGAGTTGGTTAATTGGGGATTTACAGACGATGAGTTGTTCGGCGCGGACGATGAGCCAGACGATGCGGAAACAGAGGGGTTGGATAAATACACCAAAAAAATACAATCGCCAGTCTACGAGTTGACAGGCGAACAACCATTGGTTAGTGAGTTATATAGCGACGAAAAAGCGCAGGGGTTCATTGCAGAAATTCAGGAATCGGACGTAGATGAGGAGTTGAAATTATTTTTGATGGCTTCGGCAATGAGGCACGTTGATTTTAACTTTAAAAAAATCGGCGAGTTTTACGCAAATCAAGATGAGAAGGTTCAGAGGTTGATGGAAAAACAGGCGCTTGTCATTATTGATTTTGACAAAGCAATTGAGAACGGCTACGTTGAGATGAGTAAAACAATGACTGAAATTATTGGCGAAGAGGATTCGAGCAATGATGCCTAACGATTTTTGTGTTTTTATATTGACCCACGGGCGACCAGATAGGCAATACACGACGGCAAGTCTAATTAAAAGGGGTTATAGTGGAAAAATATATTACGTGGTTGACACGGACGATGCGACGCAAGAACGGTACATTGAAAAGTTTGGCGAAGAAAATGTATTGCTATTTGACAAAAAGGATATAGCAAAAGAGTTCGATACGGGATACAATTTCGGGGAGTACGGCGCTATTGTATACGCGAGAAATGTATGTTTCAGGTTCGCAAAGCAGTTGGGTATACGGTATTTCATGGAGTTGGACGACGACTATACGCATTTCTTATGGAAAATTGACACAAACCATAATTACAGGGAAAAAGACATTAAGAATATCAATAAGCCAATTTTGGCGATGTTGGAAATGTTTAAAAAAGCGGAACAGATAACCTCGGTAGCAATGGCGCAGAACGGAGATTTCATCGGGGGTAAAAATGGTGGTATGGCGGATATGCCAGTCAAACGAAAATTGATGAATAGCATGATATGCGACACAGAGAGGGAGTATCAGTTTGTGGGCGCATTGAATGAGGACGTGAATAACTATACGTACAACGGCAGGAGGGGCAAAGTTTTTTTTACGGTTCCATTCATAAGTTTGAAGCAGGTAACAACGCAGTCCAACAGTAAAGGAATGACGGACGTATATAAAAAGTATGGGACGTATTTGAAAAGTTTCTATTCTGTTATGTATAACCCAAGCGCTGTAAAAGTTAGCGTAATGCAGACAGGAGGCGAGCCACGGATACACCACAAAGTAACATGGGACAAAGCGGTTCCATTGATATTGCCAGAAACAGCGAGAAATTATTGAGATGAAAAATCAGGAAAAAGCAACGCGAATGTTTCAAAACGCATTGGAGACAATAGAGAAAAACAATCTGTTTTTCATAAAGGATGCGTATACATTTATTGGGATACCAGAGAGTACATTTTACGAGTACATACCAGCGAATTCGGAGTTTTCGGAGAGGTTAAAAATGGCGATAGCAAAGAATCGAGCGAAAACGAAAGTGGGGATTCGGAAAAAGTGGTATAACAGTAACTCGCCAACAGCGCAGTTAGCGTTATACAAGTTGATATGTTCGGACGAGGAAAGGAAAGCGTTGTCAATGGAGTATCACGACGTAACAACAGACGGGGAAAAAATAGAGTTACCGCCGTGGATTCGAGCAATGGAAGATTAAAGTTTAGCACGCCCATTTTTGAGTGGACAGCAACAGCAAAAGAAAAGATAATAGTTCATTCAGGAGGTACGTCAAGCGGTAAAACGTACAGCATATTGGAGTATCTGTTTGCTATTGCTTGTGAGGTAAATAAAAGAACGATTACTGTTGTCGGGCAAGATATACCTAATTTGCGGGTTGGCGCTTACAGGGATGCTCAATCAATTGTATTTGACTCGGCGCAGTCAAGGTATTATCAGAGTAAATTATCACGGGAAAACAAAAGTAACAGAGAGTTCCATTTTAAAAACGGTAGTGTTATCGAGTTCAAGAGTTACGACAGTTCACAGGATGCAAAGAGTGGTAAGCGAGATATATTGTTTATCAACGAGGCAAACGGCGTTCCATACGAGATATATGCGGAGTTGCAGATAAGGACAAAGAAAAGGGTTATTATTGATTTTAACCCAACGGCGGAGTTTTGGGCGCACAAACGGTTGATGAATAATGATAAAGTTGCATGGTTTAATAGCACGTACAAAGACAATCCATTTATATCGCAGGAGATTGTAAAGGGCATAGAGCAATACGAGCCAACGCCAGAGAACATTGCACGGGGAACAGCGGACAAATACAGATGGGAAGTTTACGGGTTGGGGAAAATAGGCAGGAGAGAGGGAGCCATATTTACAAATTGGGAAAGGGGCAAATTGGCAGAGGAGTACAAATGGCGTATGTTTGGGTTAGATTGGGGTTTCACGAATGACCCGACGGCATTGGTTGAGATTAGATACGCCCACGGCAAATTGTATGTTAAAGAGTTGATATATCGCAGAGGGCT